TCCATTACGACCAGTACCGCCAGCACATGGAATACCATCAAGTCCAGTATCCAGAACAGCTTCTCGGCGGTGAAATCCAATGTGACCTCTGCGACAGCAGCAGTGAAAACGTCCATGACCAGTGCATGGAATGCGGTGAAGTCGCTGACAACGACCAGCTGGAACGGAATTAAAACGGTCATTACCACAGCGTGGAACGGGATTAAATCCCTTACCACCTCTGCGACCGCTTCTGTAAAAACGTCCATGACCAGCGCATGGAATGCGGTGAAAAACCTGACGAATACCAGCTGGAATGGTATCAAAACAGTCATCACGACTGCGTGGAACAGCATCAAGAGTCTTACAACTTCCTCTGTATCCGCAGTTCGCAGTACGGTCACAAGCGGCTGGAACACACTGAAATCTACCACGACCTCTGCCTTCAACAGCATCAAGTCTACGGTGTCTTCGGCAATGTCCAGCCTGCGCAGCACGGTTTCTTCTGGTGTTGCAAGCATCAGGAGTAGCTTTAACTCGCTCGGTTCGATTGCTTCTTCGGCATACCGCTGGGGTGCAGATATCTGTTCCCAGATGGCGTCAGGTGTCCGGGCAGCAGCCGGTTCCGTGATCGCAGCGGCAGAAAATGTCGCAAGCAGGGTCAGAAGCCTGCTGCATTTCTCTGTACCAGATGAAGGACCTCTGTCTGATGCAGATACCTATATGCCCGACTTCATGAAGCTGCTGGCGACCGGCATTAAGAAAAATGTCAAGTCGGTGGTGAAAGCCGTGCAGGGACTTGCCGGGTCTATGAGCAACAACCTCACGACCCCGGTAGATTCTCTGGGCGACTGGATGGATTCCGTGGTCGGCAGTTTTGCTACCACGATCAAGAAAAGTCAGAGCGGTATCGGTAGTGCTGCAAGGGATGTGGGCAGCGGTATCCAATTACAGTTGATGTCCGGGCTTTCCGGTCTGAAAACACAGTTCCAGCAGCTCTGGACTGACCTGCAGGGTATCACCAAAACCGCAGTCGGCGGCATGAGCGATGAAGTGAAGCAGGGCTTTTCGGATATGAAGGATTCCATTGGAGAGCTGAGTTCTCAGACCAGTTCCCTTGGAAATGCAATCCGCAGCCTTGGCAATACCTTCAACTCGGATTTCCTAAAGAACCTGGGCAACGGCATCAGTAAGGTCGGTGACACGGTCAATACGGTCACGGGTCTAGTGGACAAGCTCGGCTCCATGAAGAACACCATCGGAAACCTCGGAAATACGATGCAGAACCTTGGCAATGTCCTCGGTACAGAGAACGGCGGTGGTCTGTTGTCCAACATCGGAGATTTCTTGTCGAAGATCGGCAGTGCAGATGGAGGTCAGATCGTGTCGAAGTTTGGCAATCTGATCTCTGGGCTGACCTCCAAAATGGGCGGTCTGGGAGAGGAAATCTCCGGCATCATCTCGAAGCTGGGAAGCCTTGGCTCCAGCGGTGGGGGAATCCTGTCGAATCTGGGTGGGCTGCTTTCCGGTGTAGTGTCGAAGATCGGCGGCTTAGGCGGCAGTCTTTCTGGGCTTCTGTCTGGTGTGGGTTCCACATTGGGCGGAATTGCTGGTTCTGCCGGTTCCGCAATCGCAGGACTGTTCGGCTCGGTTGGCACGACCGTATCCGGTCTGGCTGCTGGTGCGGGATCGGCTCTGGCTGGTATCGCTTCCTCGGCCGGAGGAGTGCTTGCTTCGGCAGGTACAGCACTGGCCGGTCTTGCCGGTCCTGCAGGTATCGCAGTGGCAGCCGTTGGCGGCATCGGTCTTGGACTTACCGCTCTCTGGAAAAACTGCGATGGCTTCCGGGAAGGTGTCACAAATATCTGGAACAAGGTTACTTCGGTGTTTTCCAAGGGTGTGTCCGCCATCAAGAACGGAATCTCCAATGCGGCTTCTGCCATCGGCAACGTGGCATCGTCCATCTGGGGCGGTATCAAGAACGTGGCTTCCTCTGCAGTCAGCTGGGGCAAGGATATTGTTGGCGGTATCGCAGGAGGCATCAAGAAGGGTGTGAGCTGGGTTGGCAATGCGGTCAAGAGTGTGGCAAACGGTATCCGTTCGTTCCTGCATTTCTCGGTGCCGGATGAAGGACCGTTGGCAGATGCGGACACCTATATGCCCGACTTCATGAAGCTGCTGTCCGGCGGCATCAAGAAAGGCGAGGACGGACTGATCAGCCAGATCAAGTCGTTGGCAGGAAAAGTACAGCAGGGTATGGAGGGCATCAGCTCCTTCAGCCTGCCGGAACTGACCCTGCCGCATTTTGATGGTTCCGGCTGGAACTTTCCGCAGGCGGCTCTGGCCGGAGGCGGTACAACCCGGACAACGAATCTCGGCGGTGTGTATATCACGGTCAATGGCTACAATGCCCGGAACGATGATGAACTCGCACAGACCGTTGCGGATAAGATCAACGGCATGATCGATCAGGATGATTCGGTCTTTAAGTAAAGTTAGGAGGTAGATGCTTATGGGCTACAATGCCCCAAAACAGACTGTGTCACAGTTTCAGTTAAAAGGCAGATATGCCAGACAGTATCTGTCCTTTGCAGGGAAGTCCAGCAAAGACTTCCTTTTATATTTGTCTGGTCCCGGCGTGTATGATTCCCCGGCTGCAGATGTGGAGAGCACCTCCGTACTCGGCAGGAACGGAGACATCCTCACCGAGAATGCAAAGGCAGGCCGCCGCAGGTATCAGAACGTGGATATCAAGTATAAGGCATTTTTCTTCAACGGACTGCCAGCTAAGACAGCAGCAGTCAAGGCATGGCTTCTGTCGCCGGTCGGGTATCAGAAACTGCAGGATACTTATGATCCGGATTTCTTTCGGATGGCTGTGTGTACGGATGCATTGGAGTTTGATGTGACAGCCCAGAAAGCTGCCGAGATGAAGCTGACCTTCAATTGCAAACCACAGCGGTGGAGCATGGACGGGCAGAGGGCGATCCGGCTGGATGGCAGGTCGACCCTAAAGAATCCCTTTGCATTTCCAGCACAGCCTATCTTCAAGGTCTACGGAGATTCTGGTGGTAAGCTGTATGTGGGTGAGGAGAAGATCATCATCCATAGCATCAAAGATTATGTGCTTCTCAACTGTGAGACGCACAATGCCTATAATGCCGTTGGGTTCTGCAACGAGACCATCCTTTCAGAGGACTTCCCGGAGCTGCCGGAGGGAAAGACACAGATCACATGGACAGGCGGTATCACGGCGGTGGAAGTCATTCCCCGTTGGTGGACGCTCTGAGGGGAGGTGCAGCCAGTGATCCCATGTTTATATGATTCCAGAGAAATGAAATTTGATAATAACGGCATTGGAAAGCTGGCAGATGCACAGTCTTGTACCGTGACTGAAAAACGAAACGGCAGCTATGAGCTGAAGCTCATCTGTCCGGCAGATGGCATCCACGCTGAGATGCTGGAGGAGGGAAACGTCATCCTTGCCAAACCATCTGATACGATGCAGAGTCAGCCGTTTCGCATTTACAAGATCACGACACCGATTGATGGAAAGCTGGAAGTGCTGGCACGGCACATTTCCTACCAGCTGAATTTTATCACCGTGTCACCGTTTACCACAGGCGGATGTGCGGGTGCGATGAATGGCCTGAAAAAGCATGCTTCTTCGGACTGTCCGTTCTCTGTCTGGACGGATATGGAGTCCAAAGCAGCCTTTGCCGTGTGTCGGTACCGGCATCCTTTCGGAACTGTCTGGGTGGCATGGAAGGGTCGATGCTGGATACTTTTGGCGGTGAATTTGAGTGGGACCGGTATACCGTGAAGCTTCATAAGGCGAGAGGCACCGACCATAACGTCCATATCATCTATGGCAAGAACCTGACGGATTTCAAGATGGAAAAATCCATCGAGAACACCATCACGGGAGTGCATCCGTACTGGGTAGACAACGAAACGCAGGCGGTTATGGAACTGCCAGAAAAAGTGGTCATGGTCAGCCGAAAATCTGTGCCGTATCAGAAGATTACGGTGCTGGACTGCACCAGTGCCTTTCAGGAAAAGCCATCGGAAGCGGCTTTGCGAGAGTATGCACAGGACTATATTGATACGACCAGCCTGACAGAGCCGGAGGTCGACATTAAAATCGACTTCATTCAGCTTTGGAATACACCCGGATATGAGGATGTTGTACAGGCAGAAC